AGATTTAGATTCAGAATTAGATTCAGAATAAGATTTAAAATTCATTTATATATTTTATAAAGAAAAAATTAAAAATATATAAATTGGTATTATATTATATAATGAAAGAATTATACGTTCACTTATTTCATATTTTGATAGTTGGAACATTGTTCTTATATGTAGGAATTATGTCAACAAATGTTCCAACCTTTATGTTTCCAGTTTTACTTGGATTAGGCGCAATCATCGTTTTTTATCACATATATAAGACTTATCTTAAAGTTGCCGAAAATAAGAATCCATGGGTAAATTTATTTCACATATTCATAGTTGGTCCACTTTTGATTTATATCGGGTATAATAAACAGGCTACTCCTAGACCAGCATACGAATTTTTATTGATGCTTGGTTTTGCATCAATTGGGTATCATGGTTACTATGCAATAAACAGCGACAAATAAATTTTTATAATTTCAATGAGTTAACGACCTTTTTCAATCCATTGTTTAGTAACAACGGCATCCACACTTTCAAGCGCACCTTCGGTCCAACCTTGATTCATGCTTATCATTTCACCAACAATAAGCATGCCAGTTGCTGGATTCTGAGCAGTCTTTATAAACTCCTCGCGATTTTTAAATGGTCCCCGAAGCGGTTCGTAGTAATGGGTGCCTATTGGCCAATAATAGTCCTTAATAGCGATTAAATTTAATACGCCTTTAGGTATTCCGATTGCTTTTTCTAACAATTCGCAAAAATATCCACGGTTTCTTTCAGTGTTTTTTAATATATCTTTTAAATATTTTGCGTCTTTGTTATCAGTATACGCAATCATATAAACCCCCTTATCTTGGTCAATTGGTATAATTTTTTTGAGTGGTCCCGGTACAATTGTATATCCTTTTATGTATTGTTTCATAATCTCGGCGGATTTCTTAGAAAATTTTCCATATAATCGTAAGAATATTTGTCCATGAATTTGTTGATATACGCTATTAGAATAAGATGCGTCAACTATTAAGTTTAATACGCTAGTTATCGTAGTTGCTAATATAACTTTTTCACACGGATACACCCGACCGTTATCAGTATAAATTTTAAAATCATATGCCGTCGCATTTTCAATATCAATTACCGCACTAGAAGTACGAATATTACGAACGCCTATTTTTTTAGAAATAGTATCAATTAATAATTTCCATGGAATATGCAGCGCAGTCCATGCGCCATAATTATCATCAAACCCATAATTATATAGAGTATCATATGCATCTTCATTCTCATAATCACTATATCCCGAACAAGTTATAAAATTCTGATATGTTTTTTTATCTAAAACAGATAGGGCATATTCCTTAAATGTCTGCCTTGGCAAAGTTTCTTTAAATTGTTTTTTTAATATATTAAAAATGCCGAGCACGTTGCATTTAGGTGAAATTGTATCCGCGTAATTATGAATCACTTTGAATTCATTATAGGGGATTTTAAGTTCTCTCAACAGTTCAATTAATAGATGGTCTTTTTCTTTACGTCCAACTCCGGCACCAGTTACAACTTGAGTTCCCTGAAACATCTCATTACCTAGTCTTCCACCAAGCCATTGTTTCTTATGACGCTCAAGAACTACTAATTTAGTTTCTGGTGCTAGTTTTAATATTTTATAGGCACTATATAGTCCTGCTATTCCGCCACCAATTATAACAATATCATATTTATTTTGGTTTGACATATAAATATGATAGATAAAATTTTAAGTCTTTTTATTATCTCCTTCTAGTTTTTTTACCGATTGATACTTTTCTTTTAGTCTTAATGAGAGAAATTTCCTTTTTCCCTTTGCATTTGAATTTTCCACGCGATAATCCTTTATTATTTAGTACTGCTTTAGTGCAGATTCCTATTGCGATAGGTTCATTATTTATACCACCGACTTTTTTAATACATGAGCATAATTTCTTGGCTAAAACATCTTCTGCCGATTTCTTTAGACTATTTTCGCTTTTTGGAACATTTAATCCATAGAATTTAAGTATTTTTGAATAATCTGACTTAGTTATGTTATAAGGCATATTATTATATTTAATATTTAGACTATGTAAATATTTTATTTTTTATTTTTTTAACTTTTATTTTGTGTTTTTGTTTTTGTTTTTGTTTCGTATTAGTTTAATTAATAAAAAAATAAAAATTAATAAAAATATGGAGTTTACTGTTACTAATGAAGATGACTTGTTAACTGACTTCAATAATAGCGAACAAGGTAGCGAACAAGGTAGTGACCAAGGTAGTGATCAAGGTAGTGATCAAGGTAGTGACCAGGGTATAGTTCAATATTTAGACACTTCTATAGAAGATGATGCTGATGAACAAATAGAGGAAGAAGAACTTGATAATAGTTCTAATGGAGATGCGCTTGAAGAAGACCCAATTATTCATCACATTGAGGAATTAGATAAAAGTGATAACGAAGAACCCATCAACGTTTATGAAGATAATGAAGAAACCGCAATTGAAGATACTAATGTTGTTTTGAATAAATTAAAAATCCCTAAACGAATTTTTCAAACGCATAAATCTATTCAATATGTTCAAAATACTCCCCACTTAAGGAATGCCATCAATTCATGGAAACAATTTGTTCCAGAATTTGGATATCACTTTTATACAGACGAAATGTGTGAATTATTTATGAAAAATGTAATGGTAGAAGATTTTGGCAATATCATCTATGAGGCTTATTCTAAACTTCCCATATCCGTCATGAAAGCGGATTTGTGGCGTTATTGCGTTATATATAAATTTGGCGGAATTTATGCTGATGCTGATGCTATTTGCAGATGTAATCCAAATATGTTTACTTTGTATGATACTCTACTTGTATGCGCACCAGAGAACCCAACTCATCTATGCCAATGGTGTTTTGCTGCTCCAGCAAAATCTGAAATATTAAAACATGTAATTGAGTTGTCTCTTAACAGAATTATGTCATTAACCGAATTTAAGGGTGAGCATTTAATACATTATTTAACTGGCCCGGGCGTTTTTACGGATGGAATTGAACAATATTTAAAAGAAAATAAAATGATGGTTTTTAAAGACAGAGGTAATTATTATCGTTATAAAAACCAGACAATGATTTGTTTTGCCGGAGAAAGATTCCATAATTCAATGATTGAACATTTATTTACTGGAGGTTACTCTGATGGTTGGATACATGAACGCAACGCGCAATTTACGTAATACAATATCCATAGATTTTAGATTTTATTTTATATTTTATTTATAAATATTTCTACTCATCCATAATATTGAATAATGTTCAACCTTTTTGTTTTCTCCCTGTTCGTCATAATAACCATTATACATTTTTAATATAGATACGTTCTTATAAAGTATAAATTTATCTCCGGTTGGTTTATTCCAAATATGCTCTAGTTCTATGGTTTGTCTATCGGAAGCATTAATAAATCTAGATAATAACCCCGGACCAGTAGGGTCAACACAACTATTCCCATAGTATCTAGATTTAACATTTTCTACTATTTGGTTAACGCATTTTAGTAGAATATCATTTTTCGGCAACGATACAATAAGCGCATTATAAATATTATTTCCGTCAATATCAACAACTAAATGTTCTTTTTCCGTAAGTTCAATAAATCTAAACGTATTGATGCAGTCATATTTTATATCTAAATAAATTCCACCATTTATATATAATACACAATAACGCCACAAATCCGCTTTATAAGCGCCAGGAATTAAACTATCAAACGCATTCAATACCGAGTTGTCAAAATTTGCGGCTATAAAGTTTCTGCAATCATTATCGTCAAATAAAAAATGCTCAAACCTTGGATGCAATCGTTTTAACTTTTCAACTGAACGCCTCATATGCTCTGGCAACTCTTTAGTATGCCAAGTTTGAAATATTTTTAATGGAATAATACTTTTATAATGTTGCTTCTTAGATTGCTTATATTCTTTCATCCGGTTAAGTTGTTTTGCTAATATAGCGGATTTCTCTAATAAAATTGTTTTAAGGGTTTTCTTAGGACCAATTAAATCATTACCATATTTTCCAGATAACATATTAATTATAATTATAATATTAATAAGTTATATAATATTTTATCATAAATAACTAAAATGAATGTATTTGTTATATTTCTAACAAATATAACGAATATAACAAATATAACAAATATAACAAATATAAACCATAATAACTATTTTATTAACTTTTAATATATACACATATTTTAGGATAATGTTTAATAAGACAAAAATAATTGTTATTGATGTAGATGAAACTCTTGGTTATTTTGTAGAATTGGGTATATTTTGGGATTCATTACACAATTATGCTAAAACAATGAATATAGATGCTGACACCATATTAACACAGCATCATTTCAATGAGACACTAGATATATTTCCAGAGTTTGTTCGGCCGAAGATATTATCTATACTTCAATACATAAAATTAAAAAAAATATTAAAGCAGTGCGATGGCGTAATCATATATACTAATAATCAGGGACCAAAAGAATGGATACAATTCATTAAAAACTATTTTGAATCAAAATTAAAGTATAAATTGTTTAGCAATGTCATATCAGCGTTTAAAATAAATGGTCGGCCCATGGAATTATGTAGAACAAGTCATGATAAAACAATAGAAGATTTGATGCGTTGTTCAAAGATTCGCGATAATACAGAAATATGCTTTTTAGACGACACTTATCATCCTGATATGAATAAGGATAATGTATATTATATTAAAATTAAACCATATATTCATGACTTGGAGTTTGATACTATGATTGAACGATATGTTCGCAGCCCAGTTTCAAAAAAATTATTATCAAATAAACAAAACGAATTGGGCTTTATTGATTTTATGAAACTAAATATGACCACATATGAGTTTGCTTATTTTAAAAAAAGCAATGACGAATATGATATAGATAAAATAGTTTCAAAAAAAACAATGGCGCATTTACATATATTTTTTAATAAAAATAAAGACAACGGACCACCAAGGTCGTCGCATAAAAAAACAATTAAAAATAAATCCTATAAATCAAAGACTAGGAAGAACCGGTAATATAATATAATATAATAAAGACATTTACTCTCTCAACCCTAAACCGATTTTTGATGTGATTTTATCTAATGATATTGATTTGAATTTATCTAAGTAGATTAATAATATTTGGTTAATAGCAGTAGTTGTGAATAAAAATATGCCAGCACTAAATGCAATTTTTCTATCTAAATCAGTAAATTCAATTTGTCTAAAAGGATTAAACCGCCATAATAAAAACATACTAATATATATTTTTACATAATTATCTAATACTTGTAGGTATTCTGGCGAACTGCTAAATATGCCGAATGTAAGCAACGCATATGTTGTATATGT